GTTGTGCAGCTCCGACGAGTCCCGCACGCGCACCAGCCCGACCGCCTGGCACACAGCGGCGAGCTCGCGCCGCGCGATGTCCTCGGCGGCCTTGCTCGGGTTCTTGATGTTCATCCGGCCCCACACCTTGCGGCCGACGTAGTCGCCGGCGAGCACGGTGAAGGTGAGTTGGAGGTACTCGCCGTCGCCCCTCTTCGTCGTCTTGATCTCGGAATCTTCGATCTCGACGTCGTAGCGGCCCGGCGGGAGCGGGGTGAAGGGTTGCGTGGGTTCGATGCCGGTGCTGTCGAAGTTCAGTTGTGCCACGGTTAGGCTCCTTGGGTCGGTTGGAGGATCTTCGACGCGAGGGCCGCGAGATCGGGGTGCTCGAACTGCTCAAGCGCACCGCTGCGGTCCTTCGCGACGTACTGCAGGTCGCCGCCGGTCTGGAGCCAGCGCGACGGGTTGCCCTCCTGGTCCTTCTCGACCCGGAGAACGAAGAGCTCGTCGAAGAGGTAGGGCAGTGCCTGGCCGAGTCGCTGGCCGGGCATCGACGGCTGGTAGAGCATCGCGCCGGTGAGCTCGTCCTTCTGACGGTCGAGCTTGGCGCTCATGTAGACGTTGCGCCCCGGCAGGTCGCGGAACGCGCGCAGCAAGTCGGTCATCTGCTCCTGCAGCGCGCCGTAGGCCTGCCGCGGATCCTTGGTCGCCTTCTTTTCGGCCGAGAGCACGACCTCGGCGATCTCGGAGACGCTGTCGAGGCAGACCCAGCGAAAGTCCTTCGCATCGTCGGATTCTGCGATGAAGCGGTAGGCGTCATGCACGTCGCCGATCGTCGCGACCTCGATCACCGGGATGTCGGTGTCGCGCAGCGAAAGCAGCCCCGCCTCCGCGCTGATGATCACCGTCGGCTCGCCGGTGGTGACGCACAGCCGCGTTTTGCCGGCGCCCGAGGCGCCGTAGACGCAGACCTTGAGGCCATTGATCTGCGCGGCCTCGCGCGTGGTCGTCAGGCGGATGCTCACGCGGCCTCCCGCTCGACGGCCTCGACCGTCACCGACGGCTTCGCTGGCTTCGTTTCGACCAGCGGTGCGATCGTGGCGAATACGTCCGGCGCCATCTCCTGCAGCGCGCGGAACTCCTTCATCTTGATCTCGGCCTTCCAGCCGAACGCCTTCTGTGCGCGCGCGTCCAGGTCGCCCCAGCGCGCCTGCAGCGCGACGGTGTCGACGCTGCGCGTGACCTTGTAGGCGACGCGCACCGCGTAGCCGTCGGCTTCGGCGCGGGCGCTGCCTTCGACTCCTTCGATCGGCAGCAGCAGCGCCATCTGGCGCTCTGCCTCGACGCGGCGCGCATTCGCGGCGCGCTCGGCTTCCTTTGCGGTGAGCCACTCCGCAATCAGGCTCGGCAGTTGATTCACGATTGCTCCTGTCGGGTGAGGAACGCCGGCACGGTCGCCGGCTCGGGGTGTGGCGCGTGCTGCACGATCCGCACGTCGGCGAGCGCGCGATCGAACGCGTCCTGTGCGCCGGCAAGGCCGCGCTGTGCCCGCGCGAGCTGCTCGCGGTGCCAGAGCAGCGACAGCGCGCAGCCCTGAAGGCGCACGAGCGCGGCGACCTCGTGCAGTGCGGTGATCATCGCGGCCACCCGCAGAGGAACAGGACGAGGCAGACGCAGACGATCACGACGATCGTCCTGTCGCCGAGCGCATCGGCGCGGGCCAGAAGCTCGGCGCTGCGACGGTCGGCGGCGGTCATGCAGCCTCCCGCCGCTCGTCCTCGATGGACCGCACCGCGTCCTCGCGCAAGTCGTTGCTCGCCACCCGGTATGCGATGTAGTCGTGCTCCATCCGCGCGATCGCGTCGGACAGGTTGTCCGCGCGCTGCTGCCGGGCTTCGTCTGCGGACAGGTAGCTCCCGTCACGTTGCGTCCAGCCGGGCCAGTACGTCGCCGCCAGCGCGATCGACGCCGCATGCTCCGAGTCGGCCAGCCAGTCGCGGAACACCTGTGCACCGTGCCCGATCTCGCTCTCCGCCGCTTCTTCCATGCGTCGCTGGATGTCGTTCTCGTCGCCGAAGCTGTCGTCCGGCGGGATCAGGCTCGCCGCTTCCGCGCGGGCGAAGCCGGGGGTTTCGTAGGCGTAGCTCATTACGCGGCCTCCTTCAGCTCGAACGACGGGGTAACAGGGATGACTGTAGGCGAATCCGCCTACAGTGTCAAGGCGAATGTGCCTACCGTTCGTCAGCCCGAGGCAGAAACGCCAACTCGGGCGGCGTCTCCGGCGGCTACTCGAACGGGGTACGGCTACTTGCGGGGGGTGCGGACCTCGACCACGGTGACGAGGGCTTGCGAGCGGGCGTAGGCTCGCATCCGCTTCGAGGTGTCGCTGGGCTCCAGCTGCTGCAGCGTGCCGGGGTTGGCGAGCGGGCAGGCGTCCAAGGCGGCATCAGCGACCTCGAAGGCGGTCGCGCTAGCGTGGGCGTGGACGAGCGCCCACCCGACCACGCAATCGACGTACTTCCGCACAGCCGGCGTCTCGAGGGAAGGGGATTGAGCGCCGGCCACCATCGCGATCCCTGCGAGCCCCGCTGCGGCGACGGCGCGCCTCATTGTGGGCCGCCCTTGTCGCCACCCTTCCGCGCTTCTTCCAGCAGCTTGTAGAAGGCTTCCTCGGCAGGCGACAGCATCCGGAGAATCTGCGGGTTCTTTGGGTCAAGCCGGGGGATCATCAGCTGGTACGGCTCGATATCGTACGCGGCGGCGATCCCCTGCACGGTGTCCACCTGGGGCGCGCTGTCCGCCTTGAGAACCCGGGATACCGACTTCTGGTCGATCGGGAACCCCGCATCCTTCGCCGCCTTGGCGATGGCCTGCTGGGTCCGAAGCCCGTTTCTCCCTGCGTCCATCAGCGCGCGCACGTTCTCCGCGATCACCTTCTGCACCGGCTCCCCCTTCCGTTTGGGCATGGGGGAATCTTGCCGATGAACGGTAGGCAAGTGCGCCTTGACGATCAAGGCGAATCTGCCTAGACTTGTGGCATGAGTACCGTGATGCCGACCCTTCGCGCGGACCTTCAGCGAGCGCGTGGCCGCTGGCCGCAGATCGCGAGGGATACGGGGGTCAGCCATTCGACGATCGCGCGCGTCGCGCGCGGTCGCATCCCGACACCGCAGATCGACACCTACGAATCGCTGCGCGGCTGGCTCGACGCGAACCTTGCCGCGACGGAGAGCAAGGCTGCGTAGCGTCATGGTCGAGCACGACCTCCGCGTGAAGATCGACACCACTACGCATTGCGCGCTCGCCGCGCACGCACGCGCACACGGCGTCGAGAAGCCGGAAGTCGTGCGCCAAATCCTCGGCGAGTGGGCCGCGCGACAGGTGCATGGCGCAAGGATGCTGGCGTCCTGTCTGCGGGCCAAGGGCGAAGCCGGGGCAGCCGACGGCATCGCGCGGGCAGCGCAGGGCAAGCCGGGCGAATCACTCGATTGGAGCGATGAGTAATGCCGTGGCTGACGCCCGAGCAGTACGCGCAGCATCAGGCGCGCGTGCAATCGCAGCGCTCACGGATGCGCGCTGACGACAACCTCCCGCGCGTCATCGGCAACGATGCCGCAGTTGTAGACACAGATCAACGCAGCGGCCCGCCGGCTAAATCCTCCCCGGGATCGCTCCGGCCGGCGGTGCCCGCTGCACCCGTCTATCCCCTCGTCGGCCTGTGCCGAGCAGCGGGGCTGCCCGAGCCGGTACCGGAGTACGCCTTCCACCCGAAGCGGAAATGGCGATTCGACTTCGCGTTCCCGCTGCACCGCATCGCCGTCGAGATCGACGGCGGCATCTGGTCGCAGGGCAGACACACGCGAGGGTCGGGCTACCTACGCGACCTCGCGAAGTTCAATGCGGCGACGCTGCTCGGATGGGGAGTGCTGAAGTACGCCCCCGACCAGCTCGGGCAGGCGATCGCCGACCTCCGGATCATGCTCGCAGGTGACGCTGCCTGACGGCCATGCTGGCCATGCTGGCCATGCTCGACACCAACGACTCCGACGACACGATCGGACGGCTTGCCCTCGCGGTCCCCGACAACGTCCGGGGACTGAAGCAGTGGCTTGTCTGGAAGTTCGAAGCCGCCGACAAGCCCGGAGAGAAGCCGCGCAAAGTGCCGTGGTACGTCGACGGCCACCGACGCCAAGGCATCCAGGGCAGCGCCGACGATCGAGCGCGCCTCACCGACTTCAACGGCGCGCTCGAGGCGCTCAAGACTGGCCGCTTCACCGGCGTCGGCGTCGCGCTCCTCGAAGGCTCGTCGCTCAACGCCATCGACTTCGACAACTGTGTCGACGAGGGCGTCATTGCCCCCGAAATCCGCGCGCTCATCAACGAGTCCGGCAGCTACGCCGAGACGAGCCCCTCGGGGCAAGGCGTGCGCCTGCTCGGCTTCGGTGATATCGCCAGCCGCAAGCGAATCCACCCCGCCGGCTACAACATCGAGGCCTTCGGCACGACAGGCTTCGTTACCGTCACCGGCAACCGCATCACGCCCAACGACGTCGAGCCATGGGCGGCGGAGGTCAAGCGCAAGCTCCTTCTTTGGCTCGACAACGAGGGCAACACCCAGCAGCGCACGCGCAGCGCGCAGCTCGAGCAGGTCCGCGGCACTGACCCCGTCTACCAGCGCCTGAAAGCTCAAGGCGCGATCCGGCGCGAGTTCCACGACGGCCGCATCGCGATCCGCTGCCCCTTCGAGCAGCAGCACACCACCGCGGCTGGCGACGGCGACACCGTCTACTTCCTGCCGAACACCAGCGGCTACGCGCGCGGCCACTTCCACTGCCTGCACGCGCACTGCGCCGAGCGAACCGACAGCGAGTACCTTGAGGCGGTCGGCTACGTCGACCCGCTCTTCGCTCCCAGCGCGGACGGTCCGATCGTGCCGGCCGACACGTTCATGGCGGCATGGACGCCGACGGAGTACCTGGTCAAGGGCATCCTGCAGCGTGCGCAGCTCGTCGCGCTCACCGGCCACAGCAACGCCGGCAAGACCGCGATCGCGCTCAAGCTCGCCGTCTGCACCGCCCTCGGGAAACCCTTCGGCAAGCATCGGACGAAGCAGGAACGCGTCGTCTACTTCGCCGGCGAGAACGCCGACGACGTGCGCTGCCGCGTCATCGCGCTCTGCCAAGATCTCGAGATCAAGCCCGAGACGCTGGCGCCGTGGCTCTTCGTCCTGCCGCTCGCCTTCGCGCTCGGCCAGCACGTCAGTGCGGTCAAGGAAGCCGTCAAGGCGCTCGGCGACGTCGGGCTGATCATCGTCGACACGCGCGCCGCCTACGCCAGCGCCGCCGACGAGAACGCGAACATGGAAGCGCTTGCCGACGCACGCTCCATCCGCGACCTCATGGGCGTGCCAGGGCGCCCCACGGCGCTCGTGCTCAACCATCCCCCACACCGCGTGCCGCAGGAGGAGCTGAAGCCGCGCGGCGGCTCCGCCTACTGGGGCGAGCTCGACAGCAACCTCACCGCGTGGAACGACGGCAGCGGGAACATCACGCTGCACTGGAACAAGATCCGCGGCGCCCACTTCGAGCCCGTCACGCTGTCCCTGCGCACCTTCACGTTGCTCGGCTACGCGCAGCCCGACGGCGACGCCATCACCACCGTCGTCGCCGACGTCACCAGCGACGACCAGGCCGAACAGATCGAAGAGACCGCGCGCTCAGACGAGGACACGCTGCTCATCGCGATCGCGGACAACGCTCGAGCCTCGCTCGCCGAGCTCGCCGAGGCCTGTGGATGGAAGTCCAAGACGAAGACCTTCAAGACCGCGAAGCAGCTTCACGCCGACGGCCTGATCCGCCCGCATCGGCGCCGCTACGCGCTTACGAAGGCCGGCGAAACGGAGGCGGCGCGGGCCAGAACAGCCCCGATTTCAGGCTCGAAAAATGTCGCGAAATATGGCCAAAAATCGACCTCAATCGTTTCCGAATATTCGACCCCCAAAAAGTAGGAAACGAAAAACCTCAAAATTTGACCAATTCGTTTCCAACATCAGGCCAAAAATCACTATGCGAATCAACCACTTAACGCAATATCGTTTCCGGATTTTCGTGGAAACGTTTCCGCCCCCTTTCCCGCACGAGAGGGGGGAAACTCGTTTCCCCTTTCTTCTCCCGTAGGGTGGAAACGATTCCGGAAACGAAGGCCACATGACCTATGCCATCGCAGCGCGCGAACGCATCATGGACGCGGTCGTCGAACAGCTCGCCACGGGCAAGTTCGTCGAGCAGATCTGCAAGGCCAAAGGCATGCCCGGACCGGCAACCATCTATCGATGGCAACGGGAGGACCCGGGCTTCGATAGCCGATGCGTGCGCGCGCGGGCCGAAAGTGCGCTGCTGATCGAGCAGAAGCTGACGAAGCTGGCCGAGGACACGATCGCGGGGAAAATTGACCCGAAGGCTGCGAATGCGGCGAGTAACATCCTGACCTGGATCGCGAAGGTGCGCGATCGGTCTCGGTACGGCGACAAGGTCGAGCTCGACGGAAAGCTGCGCGTGGTGCCGGAGCTCGAACTGACGCTGAACGGGCCGGCGCCGAAGGTAATCGACGTGGAGCCGGAAGATGACGACAGCAATTGATGATCGTGCGCTACCGACCGCGCACGTCGAACAGGCGTGGGGCTGTCGCATCCGACGCTACGGGCGAGCGCACCTGCTGACCGCTGGTGAACGCCTCGTGGCCGTCGCGACGATCATCGCGAAGGTGAGCGACTTCCGCGCGTTCGAGCACGTTGACTGCCTGTGGGCCGATTGGACGACGATGGTGCCGCAGGCTCGTGAGGCTCACGTTCCGGGCCTGCTGATCGTCGGATGGAGCGACGTGGTGCGCTACTGCGACGCAGCGAAGATCGGGCCGCTGAACCTCATCGTCGGACAGCTGGGCCCGTTGGTGCGAATCCAGGCCGGCAAGCTCTCGCCGGTGACGGAGGGCGTGCGGTGGTAGGGCGGTCAGGCTCGGTCACCATCAACCGGCTCGCGCAGGCATTGGCGATGGCGCACGGGATCCCGTTCGAGCGAGCGCGCGAGACGGTGCGGCTCGTGTTCGCCGCGATCCGCGATGACTTGGAAGCGGCGCAGAGGTTCGTGTTGCCGGGCGTCCTGATCATTGAGAAGGCGCCCGACGGCGCGCGGAAGTCGCATCGCGTGCGGTTCGTCTTGCGTGAGCGCCGGCGGGCGGCGGAACGAATCGCGCGCTACCGTGCCCGCCAAGGCTAAGGTCAGCCTCGCCCTGCACCCTCGGCAGTCGGCGGCGCTCGAATCGTCGGCGACCGAAATCCTCTACGGCGGGGCTGCAGGCGGAGGCAAGTCCCACCTGATGCGCGTCGCCGCGATCGTGTGGTGCGCGGCAATCGCGGGCATCCAAGTCTACCTCTTCCGCCGCGTCAGCGACGACCTCGTCAAGAACCACGTCGAGGGCCCGCAGGGACTGCGAGCGATGCTTGCGCCGTGGGTCGAGGGCAAGCTGGTCGAGATCGTCGAGGGCGAGATCAGGTTCTGGAACGGCTCGAAGATCTACCTCTGCCACTGCAAGGACGAGAAGGACGTCTACAAGTACCAAGGCGCGGAGATTCACGTCCTCCTGATCGACGAGCTGACGACCTTCACCGAGTTCATCTATCGCTTCCTGCGCTCGCGGGTGCGGATGGTCGGGATCAAGCTGCCCGAGCGGTTCGTTGGCGACTTCCCGCGCATCCTCGCGTCGAGCAACCCGGGCAACATAGGGCACCACTGGGTCAAGGCGATGTTCATCGACGCGTGCATGCCGATGCAGGTGCGCGAGATGATCGGCGAGGGCGGGATGCGGCGGCAGTACATCCCCGCGAAGCTCGACGACAACCCGTCGATGGCGGCGAATGACCCGAGCTACCGCGAGCGGCTGCGCGGTCTTGGCGCGCCGGCGCTGGTCCGTGCGATGGAAGACGGAGACTGGGACGTCGTGGTCGGGGCGTTCTTCCCCGAGTGGTCGCGGGCGCGGCATGTCGTGGCCCCTTTCTGGCCGCCGGCGACGTGGACGTCGTTCGTGTCGTTCGACTGGGGCTCGGCGCGGCCGTTTTCCGTCGGGTTCTGGACGGTGGCGAATGGCACGGCTCTTCCCGACGGTCGTCGCTTCGCCCGCGGGGCGCTGATCCGATGGGCGGAGTGGTACGGCATGCGCGAGGGCGCGCCCAACGAGGGCTTGCGGATGGTCGCCGAGGATGTCGGGGCGGGCATCCGATCCCGCGAGGCGGAGTTCGCGACGCGCGGCATCAAGATCGCCTACCGAGTGGCTGACCCGTCGATCTTTCGTGAGGACGGCGGGCCCTCGCTGGCCGAGCGCATGAAGGTCTCGTTCATGCCTGCGGACAACGAGCGCATCGCGGGTTGGGACCAGCTGCGAAGCCGTCTGATCGGTGATGGCGACGGTAACGCCATGCTGCTGGTTACCGAGAACTGCTACGACTTCATTCGCACACTGCCAGCGGTGCAGTCGGATAGGGTCAGGTTCGACGACGTCGACACCGATGGCGAGGACCACGCGCCGGACGACGGCCGCTATGCGTGCATGTCGCGGCCGTGGGTGAGGGCGGTTTTGGAACCGAAGCCGACCAAGACGCTCGCCACGATGACGCACAGCGAATTGATGCGCGAGCACGATCGGCTCGCGCAGCGGAGGCAGCGCATATGACCCAGAACGTCGGCAGCCCGAAGAACGTCACCGCGACGGGCGTCGTCTGGTCGGCCCCTGGCTACCTGCTCGGCGTGCTGGTCAATGCGTCGTCGTCGGGTACGCTGACGCTCTACGACAACACCGCGGCTTCGGGCACCAAGATCGCCACGACCCTGTCAGTGACCGCCGGGCAGTACGTGCCGATCCCCGCGGCGCTCGCCGTCGGGCTCCATTGCACGATCGGCGGGACGGCGGACGTCACGTTCTTCATCGGCATCTGATGTCCGAGGCGACCACGGTCCAGGTCGAGAGCCTGGACGAGTTCAGCCGCGACCCGAAGGGGACGCAGGCCCGATGGGTCGCCGAGGTCAAGCTCGCGCAGAAGGAGTTCGCGAAGTACCACGAGCGCTGCGCGAAGATCGAACGTCGGTATCGCGCGGAGTCGGAGGTCGAGGGGCACGAGCTCGGCCGCGGGCGGCTCCAGCTCATCTGGTCGACGGTGCAGACGCAGATTCCGGCGGTCTACCAGTTCCCGCCCGAGGTCGAGGTCTCGCGCCGGTTCAAGACGAAGGATCGCGTCGCCCGCGCGGCGGCGCTGATGCTTGAGCGCTACCTGTCCGTCGACGCCGACCGCGACCAGATTGGCGACGAAACGCTGCTGGTGCTGCTCGATCGCCTGCTCTGCGACATGGGGCAGATGTGGATCGACTACGAGCCCGTCATCGGCAAGATGAGGCAGCCTGTCGCAGTCACGCAACAGGCGGGCGGCTGGCAGACGGCGGGCGGGCAGCCGTATTCCGGGCCGCCGCCGCAGGCGCAGCAGGTCGCCGCGCCGTTTGGCGCACCGCCGGGCCCGGATGGTCAGCCGCGGATGTCATCCCCGATTATGGGTGAGCAGGAGTTCGATGCGGTCGTCGACTGCCGGGCGCCTGCGGTGCATCTCAACCTCGAAGATTTCCTGCACTCGCCGGCGCGGAAGTGGCGCGAGGTCCGGTGGGTCGGTCGGCGCCGGTTCTACACCCGCGACGAGTGCGCGGAGAAGTTCAAGGACGGGATGAAGTCAATGGGCTGGAAGCCCGCGGACATCCCGCTCACGCAGAAGGCGAAGCTCAGCGAGGACGACGAGCAGAAAACCGGCGACCTGTTCAAGCGCGCCGAGGTGTGGGAGTTGTGGGACGACGAGAACATCTACTTCGTTGTCGTCGCGATGAGCGTCCCGCTGGAGATTCGCCGGCGGCCGGTCAGGCTGCAATCGACGCGCTGGCCGTGTCCTCGGCCCTACTACGGCACGATGACGAACCGAAGCCTCGTGCCGGTGCCGTCGTTCGTGCAGTGGCAGGAGCTTGCCGACGAGGTCGACGATCTCACTGGTCGGATCGAGGCGCTGACGCGCGCGATCAAGATCATCGGCGCCCGCCCGGCCGAGATGGAGGAACTGGACAAGCTCTTCGACGACACCGTCGACAACGAGTTCATCCCGGTGGCGAACTGGGCGCAGTTCCGCGACCTCGGCGGTCTGGAGGCGATGCTCGCGACTGCTCCGATGGAGCGGATGATGGCGGTACTCGCGCAGCTGCAGGAGCAGCGGCGTGAGCGGATCGACTACATCTACCAGATCAACGGGATCGGCGACATCCTGCGCGGGCAGGGCGATCCGCGGGCCACAGCGACGCAGGAGAAGATCAAGGCCGACTACGGCAGCCTGAGGTTGAAGCAGATGCAGCAGGATTTGGGCGCCTTCATCGCGCGCGTGCTGGAGATCAAGGCGGAGATCATCTGCGAGAAGGCTCCGCCAGAAGTGCTGGCCGACGTGTCCGCGATCGGCGAGGTCGAGCCGGATCGAAACGTCGTGCAGGCGGCGATTCAGATGCTCAAGAACCAGCGCGTGCGCGACCTGCGGATCGATGTCGACGAAGAGTCGATGGTCGCGTTGAAGGACGAGGACGACAAGCGTTCTGCGCTGGAGTTCGTCGGGCAGATGCAGCCGATGATTGCGGCGACGGCGCAGGCGATGAACGAGTCTCCGGCGCTGCTCGACGTGAGCGCGGAGGCGATGCTGTTCGCGGCGCGGCGGTTTCGGGCGGGCCGGGACTTCGAGGGGGCGCTGGAGTCGTTCGCGGAGGCGGTTCGTCAGCAGGCCGAGGCGGCGCGGAAGGAAGCGCAGTCGAAGCCGCCGCAGCCGCCGTTGCCGCTCATGGTCGAGCAGGTCAAGGCGCAGAACGCGGCGAGGCAGGAGGATTTGGAGCATCAGCACAAGCTGGAGCAGATTGGCACGCAGGCGCAGGTGGAGCGCGACAAGGAGCGCTCGCAGGCGCTCTCCGAGGCCGCGATCGAGCAGGCGCGGGTCGAGTCGAAGGAGCGCATCGCGCAGATGGAGTCGTCGCTGGATGCGCGGCTCGCGCAGATCGAGCTCGCGGCCGACATGCGGCTGGAGAAGTACAAGGCCGACCTTAAGGCGCAGAACGAGCGCGACATGGCGGTTATGCGCGAATCGCAGGTCGTCAAGGCGATGCGCGCAAAGAAAACGATGCGCGAGAAGGCCGACGGGAGCTTCGAGGTCGAGGTAGAAAACGACGGACACATGCAGTAACAGAGGAAGGGAGCAGACATGGCGGCCACATTCAGCGCGACCGCTGCGGCGGCGACGTTCGCATCGGCCAAGTCGATGCTGGCACTGTTCAACGGGTCGGGGTCGGGGCGCGTGCTGCGGCTCTATCGCGTCTACATGCTGAACAACCAGACGAGTGCCGTGACGGGCGTCATCACGACGATGGCGCTGCGGAGGATCACGGCACTGTCCGGCGGAACGGCGGTGTCGGCGGTGAAGCACGACACGAACTCGTCCAACCTCGTGGCGCAGGTGGCGATCGCGACCGGTGGCACGGCGACGGACGGGGCTGACCCCGACTTCATGCGGTGGATGTGGTCAAACGACGAGCCGGCGGCGTCCTCGTTGACGAACGACGAGTCGGAGACGATCCCCTCGCTTGCGCTGGTGTACGACGCGACGGGGTCGAGCGACTTGGAGCCGATCGTTCTGCGGGAGAACCAGGGCGTGGGTGTGCGTCACGTCGGCTCGTCGGCGGTCGGGAACTGCGACCTAATTTTCGTTTTCACCGACGCAGCGAGCTAACCCATGGCGCGGAGATACCGCGCATACGGGCAGGGCTCGTGGATTGCTGGCTCGGGGTCGGCGCCGCTCGCCATTTACAACCCGATCACGTCGGGCAAGGCGATCTACGTCCACGAGTTCGAGGTGCGCGCGATCACGCGCGGGGCGGCTGCGACTGCGACGAGCTACGCGCGCTTGTCGCTCGTGCGTGGCTCGTCGACTGGCGGAGAAAACGTCTCGCTGGCCGGGAACGACACGAATGACCTAGTCCCCTCTGGGCTAGTCGTTGTGCGGGACTGCGCGTGGTCGGTGACCGAGGAAATGTCCGCCTCGGCCGCGTACAAGAAGTTCGTGACGACCGGGAACCCGCTCGCCTACCAGGCGAACATCGGCCGCATCGGGAACATGTCCTGCGCGGGGCTGATGAAGCGATCTTTCGATTCGGCGGTCGAGCCGATTGTCCTCCGGGCTGGCGAATCGTGCGGACTGTCGGTGTCGGCCCTCAGCTGCGCGCAAGTGTTCAGGGCGAACGTGCTGTTGTCGGTATCTGGTGGCGGAACGTTCTCCTGCAACACGTACATCCGTGCGAACTCGGAGGCTGTCGGGCCGCTGGCGATCCGCAACGGGACGGCGTCCGACGTCGTCTACGTCCACGAGATCACGATCGAAGAGGTTGGGACGCTGGACTCCCCATACCTCCAGCTCGTGCAACTCCTGATCGATCCGGTCAACCTCGCGGACACGACTACGCACTTCCCGGTCGTGAAGTTCGACACGAACGACGCGGCGTTCCCCGGGACGATTGTCGGCAACGCGGCGGTGTTGCCGGCCAACGGCATCCCGCAGTTCTACATGTCGGACGCGAGCGCAGGCTCGCCGCGAGGTTTCAACTATCTCGGCACGAAGGACTTCGTCGGCCCGGCGTTCCGGTCGTTTTTCCCGGAGTTCACGCAGCAAGGCACAGGCGCCGGCACACAAGCCGATGCGCGGCTCGTCGGCTTGAGCGGCCGGGCGTGGAACCTGCTTGGCCGCACGAACCCGGAGGCGATCGTCCTGCGGCCGGGGGAGGCCATCGGCATTGTGTCGGCGGCGGAACTGGCGACTGGCGCGACGGCCGTCGCGGTGTCAGGGTGGTCGCAGTTCGATTTCGGCCTCACCATGTCCGCGCAGGACTTGGTGACGCCGACGATCACGCTGACGGGGCTGGAAACCGGCGCCAAGGCCGCGTTCGTGAAGGCCGGTACGGAGACGCTGCTTTACTTGGCGACGGAAAGCGCGGGGTCGATCAGCTACACCTTCGACGCTTCGCCTGGTGACTTCGTGGACATCGCCATCTTGGCCGCTGGCTACGTCTACCAGAAGATCGAGGGCATCGAACTGCTGGCGGCGGTGCAGACGATCCCGGTGACACAGGTCGTCGATCCGATCTACGACGCGATGTTGTCGGAGGCGGTCACGTTCGACGCAGCGACGAAGCGTATCATCTGCGACGCCGGGAACACCTCGTTGAGCGTGCCGGCGACTTACACCGAGTGGGTCGACTGGGCGCTCACGAGCACGAACTTGCGCTACTTCCGCGCCTTCGAGAACCAAGGCGGGACGGTCATTGACAGCGGCGCCGGCACGTCGATTCCTGCTTACTGCTACCTCGTGAACTCGTGGCGCGCGCGTCCGCAGGAGGCGAGCCATACGCTCGCGGTGACGGACGGCATCCTACTGGTCAATGGCGGTGGCGATCCGTTCGTGAACACACTCGGCAGTTACGTGGTACGGATCAACTACCAACAGCCGGTGCAGGCGATCACGGTATCGACCGGCGGCGGTGGCGGGACGGACTGGACCGCGACGGAGCGCGAGCACATTCGCAACCGTCTAGGCATCGACGGCAGCGCAAGCGTGCCATCGGCCACGCCGACACTGGCGACTGCGACGGCCGTCGCAGCGGTCCAGACCGACGTGGACACGCTGGAAGCGCGACTCACCGCCGGTCGGGCTTCAAACCTCGACAACCTCAACGCGACGATCACGAGCCGCGCCGCACCGGGGGACGCGATGGGCCTCGTCGCGGACGCGTTGGACACCGCCGCGCTTGCGGCATCGGCCGTGGCCGAAATTCACTCCGGGCTTGCGACCGCCGCGGATCAGGCGGCTATCAAGGCCAAGACGGACAGCTTGACGTTCACGACCGCGGGGCAGGTGGACGCCAACATCCAGTACGTGAACGACGTCGAGGTGACTGGTAACGGGCAGACCGGCACGGAGTGGGGGCCGGCGTAGGTGGGCAGCTCGTGGGGCTCGTCGTGGCTGTCGTCATGGGGCGCCTCGTGGGGCGGGACGACACCGCCCCCGGTCAATCCCTACCTATCCGGGGGCCCGGGCTTCCACCTTCGCCCGCCGCGCGAGCGGGAGGACGACCGGCACGTTGACCGCGCCGAGCTGCGGCGGATGCTCGAAGCCGCCTTCGCCGACGCGCCACGCGATCCGGTAGTGAAGGCCGTCAAGCGCGCGCACCCGATCGCGGAGAAGACGGTCCGCAGCATCCCGCGCGTGGACTGGTCGGCGCTCCTGGCCGATGCGGAGGCCTGCGAACGCGTGCTGGTGCGGTACGCGTCTCGGATCGCAGCCGGTGCGACTCGAACGCAGCGGCGCGAGAAGGCGCGCGAGGAACTGAGCTACTCGACCGACGCGATCGACGACATGCTGCGCACAATGCGGAGCGCCCGCCTCGCTCGTCGCCGTCGGGCTGCACGCGCTGCGCTGTTGCTCTTGTAACGCCATTTCGCTGGTTACGTCTTGCTGATGCGGAGAAACCGCATCGCAAACGGCGTGCGCGCGCGCGATTCTGTGCGCGATGCCGCTCTACGAGTATCGCTGCGCTGCTGGTCACCTGACGGACGAGTACCGCTCTGTCGAGGACCGCTCGCGCGCGACGGTCTGCCGTTGCGGTGAGCTGGCCGAGAAGATCGTCTCGCGCGTCGGCTTCGCGATGCCCGACATCTCGGGCTATCGATCGATGCAGACCGGCGAATGGATTTCGTCGCGCTCGAAGCATCGCGACCACTTGCGGCAGCACAACCTGATCGAGGTCGGCGACCAGCGGATGCCGGAGCGCAAGCCGATCGAAGTGGAGAGCCCGCGCGAGGACATCATGCGCGCGATGGAGGTGTTGCGGTGAGCGACGACGACAAGAGCCTGCGGGACACGCTGTCCGATGCGTTCGACACCGTCGGCGCGACGCCCGCTGCCGATCCGGCGCGCGCGGCCGCGCCCGGCGCAACCTCCTCCGCGCCGGACAGCGCGGCCGCGGGGATGCCGGACAAGCAAGCTTCGGTCGATCCGAAGGCGGAAACGAAGCCGGTCGACGCGAAGGCTGCGGACGCGAAGCCCGCAGCGGAGGATCCTCCGGCCTTGAAGACGCCCCCGGGCTACCCCGGCGGCGACGAAGCCTTCGCGGCGCTCACGCCGCAGGCGCAGGAGTGGACGAAGGCGCGCGAGGCGCACTTCGACAAGGGCCTGCGGGCCAACGCGGAGGCCGCGAAGTTCGGCGCCGCGATGTGGGGCGCGTTCCGCCCCTACGAAGCCGCCATGCGCGCGCGCGGCTTGCACCCCGCGCGAGTCGTGCAGGAGGCGATGAATCTCGATTTCGTGCTGACGCAGGGATCGCAGGCCGAAAAGGCCGCAGCGCTCCAGCGGTTGGCACAGTATGCCGGGGTCGAACCGGATTCCATCGCGAGCCAGGCTGACGCGCCGCAGGTATCGCCGGAAGTCGCGCAACTCCAGCAAGCCTTCCGCGCGTTGGTGGGTCACCTGCGCGGCGAGCGAGAGCAGCAGCACCAGGCGCAGTTCCAGCAAGCGGTTTCGACGGTCGATGCGTTCTCGAAGGACGAGGCGCACAAGCACGCGAACGATCCGCGCGTCCGCGCGGTGATGGCGGACCTGCTCGATATGGGCAAGGCCCGCGATCTCGAACACGCCTACAAGCTCGCGATCTGGACGCAAGACGACATCCGCGCAGTCCTGCTCGAACAGGACACAGCGCGTCGAGTCGCCGAAGCGCGCACCGCTGCGAACGAAGCGAGTCCTCGTGGCGGCGCCCCCGTGGCGGCTGTCATGACCCCCAACGACGACACGCTCCGCGGAACGATCGAACGCGCATGGGACGCGAACACGAGACGCGTGGCGTAAGGAGAAAGCACCATGGCTGTCCCGAACATTTCGGAGATCGTCACCGTCGCGATCCAATCGCGCACCGGCAAGCTAGCGGACAACGTGACGAAGAATCAGGCGCTGCTCACCGTGATGAACGGCAAGGGCCGCGTCAGGCTGTTCTCCGGCGGCAACGTGATCCTGCAGGAACTGGAGTTCGCCGACAACAGCACGGTCAAGAACTACGCCGGCTACGAGACGCTGAACATCTCGCCGTCGGAAGTGTTCTCGGCTGCGCAGTTCGACATCAAGCAGAAGGCCGTCGCGGTCTCCATCTCGGGTCTGGAAGAACTCCAGAACTCGGGCAGGGAGCAGATGATCGACTTGATGGAGGCGCGCATCAGCAACGCCGAGAAGTCGATCATGAACTCGATCTACACCGACATGTACTCGGACGGCACCGGGGACGGCGGCAAGCAGATCGGCGGCCTGCAACTGATCGTCGCGGACTCGGTGGCGACGGGCACGGTCGGCGGCATCGACCGCGCGACGTGGAGCTTCTGGAAGAACATCACCTTCGACGCGACGACCGACGGCCCGGCCGCGGCGACGGCGGCGAACATCCAGGGCTACATGAACCGCGTGTGGGTGCAGCTCGCGCGCGGCCGCGACAAGCCCGACATCATCCTCGCCGACAACAACTACTACTCGCTGTACTGGAATTCGCTGCAGAACATCCAGCGGGTGGTCGACGGCAGCGGCAAGCTCGCGAACCTCGGGTTCGACTCGATCAAGTTCAACGGTGCGGAAGTGGTCCTCGACGGCGGGTTCGGCGGCGGATGCCCGACGAATCACATGTACTTCCTGAACACGGACTACATCTTCTTCCGCCCGCACCGCGACCGGAACTTCGTTCCGATCCGCGGCGAGCGCTTCGCGACCAACCAGGACGCGACGGTCAAGCTCATCGGCTGGGCCGGGAACATGACGGTGTCCAACTGCCGCCTCCAGGGCGTCCTCAAGGATTGATGCCATGAGCTATCAACAACTCGGAGTCGATGTCACCGCGACCGCGACGGTCCCGCAGTTCACCGTCGGGTCGAAGTACGAGGACCAGAACGGCAAGGTCTACAAGTACGTCCGCTACAAGGTCGCCGCGGGTTTGGTCGCGGCGGTCGCCGGCAACGTCTGCTACTACTACGCGCCGTCCGGCGCGTCGGCGGGCGCGACGACGGACGTCACGTCGGACCTGTCGGACTCGGCCAACCTCGGCGCTGGCGTGCTGCAGGCGGTGATTGCGAACGACAGCTACGGCTGGATTCAGATTCGCGGCCCCGCGACGGTCACGACGACGCTGACGGCGGGAGCCGACGGAAACGCGCTCACTGCGGCAGGGGCCACCGACGGCACGCTCGACGTGTCGGCGGCGGTCACCGATGCGGTCGTCGCATTTGCGATCGACGCCTCGGCCAAGCTGATTGCGTGCATGTTCCCAGAATAGCGGAACCGCGCGATCACCCGCAGGGGCCGGTACTCGAAGGGGTCCGGCCCCTTTTTCCAACCACGGAGGGGAAATGGCGGACTACCAGAACGCGGAAATCGTCCCGCAGGGCGACGAGAAGAAGCTGCTCGCGCGGTTCTACAAGACCGCGGTCGAGAACCGCGGCAGGTCGACGGCCGAGGGCCGGCCGGTGTTCGACGAGCAGGTGTTCGTGTCGATCATCATCCCGGGCGACAAGAACACGAAGGTCGAACGCAAGGCGCGCGACGAGGACAAGGCGCGATTCCCGCTCGCGTGGCAGCGCTATCAGAACAACGAGACGAAGGCGGTCGACGGAACGCCAGTCGAGGAATGGCCGCGCGTGTCGGTGTCGCAGGTCGCCGAACTCAAGGCCATGAACATCATGACCGTGGAGCACCTGGCCGACCTCTCGGACACGATCTGCCAGAAGATGATGGGGCTCGACCAGCTCAGGACGGAAGCGCGCGGCTACATCGCAGCGGCGAAGGATGCGAGCCACGCGCAGCATCTGGCCTGCGAGCTGGCGAAGCGCGACGACGAGATCGCGTCGCTCAAGGGGTCGATCGCCGAGTTGTCGGCGAAGCTCGACGAGCTCACCCCGAAGTCGGGCAAGCGTGAGCGTGCCGCGGCGTGAGCTCGATTGCGCTTCTCGGGATCTGTCAGACGATTTGCCGCGAGCTCGCGCTGCCGGTTCCGTCGACGGTCGTCGGCACGACGACGCAGCAGGTGGCGCAGATGGTCGCCTTCTGCAACGTCGTGGGCGACGAGCTTCGCGATGCTGCGGAGTGGCCGGCGCTGCGGCAGGCGGCAACGATCACGACGGTTGCCGGGACGGCGATCTACACCGTCACGCCGAACGAAGTCGCGGGGACGTGGACCTGCAACCGGATCATTGCCGAGACAGGGTGGGACGCGACGAATCACTGGTATTTCGTCGGATCGATCAACGATCTGGAGTGGGCGGCGTGGAAGAACGGCGTCATCGCGACGCCGATCCGGCGCATCTGGCGCACGCGGGCCGACGCGAGCATCGAGGTATTCCCCGAGCCGACGACGGCCGGGGACTCGCTGGTCGTGTCGACGGTCGTCAACGAGTGGGCTCGGCTGACCGACGGCACGCCGAAAACCGCGATGGCGCTCGACACCGACACGCATGTGTTCGGCGATCGGATGTTCCTGCTCGGCGTGAAGTGGCGGTTTTTGGAGACGAAGGGGCTTCCGTTCGCGGCTCCGAAGGCCGAGTACGACCAGATGCTCGGGGTGCGCCGCGCGGCCGCCCGCCCGAGCCGGACGCTGTCGCTCGACAGTCGGCGGGCGCGAAATCGCCGGCTCGTCGACTACCGCAACGTGCCGGACACGGGGTTCGGGGCGTGACTATGCCGGCCGCACTCGCTGCGGTTCTGCGCGCGAAGGCTGGGGCCTCGAAGTCCGGGGACGCCTTCGGCCTGAACGCGCCGATGCGCGATGTGTTCCAGTACATCGACAATCAGGGAACTGGCACGTTTTTCTCCTCGCCGAACGAGCAGAGCGGCGGCGAGGCTGGAATGGGCAGCTCGGCGACGACGCCATGGCAGACGATCACGCACGGCGCGGGAGATAACGCTTGGACCGAGCAGGTGCCGGGCGTCGATCCGAAGTTCGCTGACATGGTGCGGTTCTCGTCGAACGCGGGGCACAGCAACGAGGGTTCCGGCGGTTGGCGCGCGGAGGTTGACGGATCGAAACTGCCGACAACGCGATTCGGCGACGTAACGCGCACCGCGCCGGTCAACGCTCACACTCCGCTGTTCAACCCTGCGCTCGCCTACGACGATCCGCAGTACGGGCGCATCACGGACGCGCGCAACGTGCGGCCTGACAAGCTCAATCAGATGGTCGGCATGATGTTGCCGAGCCTTGCCATGAGCGGTATCGGAGCGCTTGCTGCTCCTGCGGCCATTGCTGGCGGGGGGCTGTTCGGTGGGTCGTTCAACCCGGCGACGCTCGGGATCGGTGCGGTGAACGCTGCGCGCGGCTTCGGCAGCGGCGGCTTGTCGGGTGGGTTAAGCGGAATTCTCGGGGCCTTGGGTTCTTCGTTCGGCCTTCCGTCGTGGGCAACGTCGGCGGGGCGCATCGCGCTTGCGGAAGCTCTTCGCAATCAAGGGGGTAAATCATGAGTGGATCGGACACGAGGGAATACCTCACCGGGCTGCACCAGCAGCTGCGTGCCGCGCGAGGCATTCCCGAGACTCAGCATCAGCAGCAGCAGGCCGCACGCCGCGCGCAGGGTGATGCCCTCTACCAGCAGTTCATGGCCGGCGACGATGCCGCGCGGTGGGACATGCTGAACGCCCCCGGCAGCCTCGGGCGCGGCGGCACGCTGTCGGCGCTGCGTCGCGGGTTCATGCGCGCGACTGGGGCCGACACCCCGCTGGACTTCAACGCGACGATCAACCGTTTCGGCGGCGGGGCTCGTCCAGATGGCGGTCAGTCCGCGATGCCGACGGGGCAGGGATCGATGACGCCGCAGCCGCAGATGCTGGCGGCGGCGCTCAGGCAGGGCGGAAGTGGTCAAGGTGACCCGTTTGCCGCACAAGGCGGACTCTCCGCGCTGCTCGACCGTATCGCGCAGCAGCACCCGCAGGACGCCGACATCGCGAGCGGTGGCGCTCAAGGCGCCCCGTCGACTATGCCGTACACGATGCCGGCTCAATGGGACGGCGGGCGCCAGTACGCCGGTGGCTCGCCGACGTTCAACGAGTTCGGCGGGATGCTCGGCGGGATGCTCGGCGGGGGAGGATCGCCCGGAGGCGGCCAGTTCGGCGGCCTCAACCGGCAGATGTATCCGGTCGCGCCTCCGATGCGCGGAATGCCGAACCGCAACACCGGCATGTTCCTCGGGCCCGGCGGCCAGTTCTCCAGCGGCCTCCCGCAATCGGCCTACTGATGCCGTTCGGCGAAGCGACCGCGACGAGCACTTCCGTTCCGGCTCCGGTCGGAGGGTGGAATGCGCGCGACTCGCTCGCGAACATGGAGCCGACGGACGCGATCGTCCTCGACAACCTGATCCCGTCGACCGACCGCGTCGACGGCCGCAAGGGCTTCGCGCAGCACGCCGCGCCGGAAAGCGTCACGACCGACATCGACACGCTTGCGACGTGGGTCGGCCCGACCTCGCAGAAGCTGTGGGCATTCGCGATGGTCGGATCGGACAAGCGCGCGTTCGACTCCACCGCTGCAGGCACTCCGACGGCGAATGCCGCCTTCACCGCGCTCGCGCACACCGGCACCCGGGCGGACTACGTGCCCGCGATGTTCGCGAACTCGTCGGGCTACCGGCTGTTCCTGTTCGACGTGCTCGGCGAGAACGCTCCCTGCTACTGGGACGGCTCGACGTGGACCGCGCTGTCGATTACCGGCGTGACCGCCGCGAACCTCGTCAGCGGGTGGGTCCACCGCTATCGGATGTTCGCGATCGAGAAGGGCACGCTCAACCTCTGGTATCTTGAGCGAGACGCGATCGCTGGCGCGGCGAAGCGCCTCTCGCTCGGCGGCTACGCGACGGAGGGCGGCTACCTCGTCGCTGGCGGGACGTGGACGGTCGACGCAGGAGACGGCACTGACGACATGATGGCAGTCGTCACGTCGATGGGGCAGGTGCTGGTCTACCAAGGCAACGACCCGTCGAGCGCGTCGGCGTGGCGGCTCGCTGGCGTCTACAAGACCGCTCCGCCGATCGGCCCGCATTGCCTGCTGCGCTATGGCTCGTCGCTGTTCATTCTCACGGTGGACGGGATGATCGCGATCGAGTCGCTGTTCCAGCAGTCGCTCGCGAATCCTGCGACGCCGGTCTCCGACAAGATTCGCGCGGCGTTCCGCCAGGCGGCGCTCGACTGGCCGACGGAGCCGGGTTGGGCGGCGATCTACTACCCGACGGGGCGGTACATCGCCGTGAACGTGCCGCAGTCGGCCTACACGTCGACTTCGCCCTCGAAGCCGATGTACCAGTACGCGATGAACACGCAGACGCGGCAATGGTGCCGGTTCACCGGACAGTCGGCGCGTTCGTGGGCGTTGCTGAACGGGGCTCTCTACTTCGGCGGCACCGATGGGAAGGTGTACCTCGCCGACAGCGGCTACGTCGACGGTTCGACGCCGATTGCGTATCGCGCGAAGCAGGCATACAACTACTTCGGCGCGCGCGGGAACGTGAAGCGGTGGACGCTCGCACGCCTCACGCTGCTCACCGACGCGACGAACGTCAGCGGCGCGATCTACATCGACACTGATTTCGGGGCGCAGGACCTCGTTGCGACGGGCGCGATCACAGCCGCGGCTGGCGCGACGTGGGACACAGTGGACTGGGACACGACGTTCTGGGACGCGAGCGCCGCGATTATCAACGAGTGGCAAACGCTCGGCGGTATCGGGCACAACGCCGCTCTCGTCGTGAACGTGAACACGAACGGCGCGGAGTTGTCGTGGTACGCGACCGACTGGGTGTTTCAACTGGGCGGGATGATCTGATGCCTCAACCCTATCAGCAGGTGCAGCAACAGTCGCCGCTCGGCGGGACGAACTGGTCGGGGAACACCGTCACGACCTCCTACGACCCGCGGCTGCTCAATGACCTGTGGGCGACCATCGACCAGCGGCAGGGGAGTCGCGACCTCTACGGCGCGGCGGCGGGCAACGCCTACAGCATGATCGCGAACGGGCAGACGGACCCGCGTACCGGGTTGCCGTCGCTCGCGCCGACGACACAGCAGGTGGGCTACGACCGCGGGGGCTTCCTCGGCATCCCCGGTGCGGACGATTTCAGCGGCCAGCAACAGCGCGTCGAGAACGCGATGTTCGACCGCTTCGCGTCGCGCGCGGGGACGCGGTTCGGCCAGCAACGGACCTCGCTGGAAAACACGCTACGCGATCAGGGCTTCATGCCCGGCAGCGAGGGCTACGACGCCGCGATGCGGGACTTCTCGCAGGCGGAAAACGACGCCTATGCGGGTGCGGCTCGCGATGCGGTCATGGGCGGCGGTGCGGAATCCTCGCGCCTGCTCGCCGACGCGCTGCGGATTCGCGGCCAACAAGGGTCAGAAGCGCAGCAGGACCTCATGAATTTCAACGCGGGCGGAAACACGAACTTCGGGCAGCGGCTCGCGGGTGCGGGTCAGGGCTTCGCGCAAAACATGGGCGCGCAGAACACCGCGCAGCAATGGCTGGGGCTGTCGCAGGCAGGGCTGCCGCAGGGAACGATGCTGCCGAACTTCGATCTCGGGCTGCAGGGCATCGACGAGGACCAGGGCAGCCGCAACGCGTGGATGGCGGGCCTGTCCGAACTGCTCGGCCCGGCGCTCACCGGCGCGATCGGCAGCATGGGCGGGAACGGCGGGGATGGCTCCGGGATCCTCGGCAGACTCGCCCGATTCGGTCCGCAGATCGCGAACTGGCTCAACAGCGCGCTGGGCGGCGACTCCGAGGCGATGGACCCGACGCTTGCCTACGGCGACGGCTCGGGGTGGGCGGAGGACATCTTCGGCGGCATCACGCCCGAGCAGATCGCCAACTACTTCGGTAGCGACATGTCGTGGCTGAACGACGCATACGGCTGATCCCATGGCAAACATCCTGACCCCGATCGAATTGCAATCGCTGCTGACCGACATCGGCGGGCGCCGAGCCCTTGCGATGGCGCTGCGTAATCGCGAGGACGGGCCCGGGCAGATGGTGTCCGACCGCTACGTCCCGAACCTGCGGCCGGTGGGCGGGGCGCTTGCTCGTGGGCTCTTCGGCGATCCGCTCGATGCACTCCGTCAGGAGGAACAGGCGGGCGTGCAGTCGTACCGCGACGAACTCGCCGGTGCGACAGAGGGGCTGATCGGCGCCGATCCGAACATGGACGATCGCGAGTTCGCGCGGCGCTTCGCGCGCGGCCAGTCGGCCGGCGTGAGCCCCGACGTGCTGCAGCAGTCGATGAAGCGCCACCGGCCGCTTGCGATGTTCGACGCGATCCTCGCGCAACTCGACCAAGGACCCGCGGCGGGTGGCAGGGCGCCGGCTGTCGGTGGGGCTCCGGCCGCTCAGCCGCCCGCTGGCGGGCCTCAGGGCGCGGGAGGCATGCAGATGCCTCCGATGCCCGCCGGACGCGCTGGCGGCCCGTCTGTGCAGCCGCAGCCTGGTCAGCAAGCCTTCGCCGGCGCGATGGCGGGCGGCGGGTCGGGAACGCCGCTGCAGAACGTAAGCGACGGGAAGCTCCTGACGCTCGGCGCGATGCTGCCCGCGGACGACCCGGCGGCGAAGATGATCGCGGCCGAGCTTCAATCGCGCGCGATCAAGATGGATCAGGGCGGCCTGATGACGCGCGGCGGCCGCCCGATCGGCATCGTCAAGGACGGCGTGTTCATCGACACGCAGGGTCAGGCGTTCGACTTGACCGGCGGGATCGAGGCGAAGCGTGCCGGCGACAAGGCCGGCGCGGAGGCGACGGCGAAGGCGCCCTACGAGATGGTCGAAACCGTCGACAGCGCGGGCCGTCGCGTCACGATCCCGAAGGATGCGTTCATCCGGCAGCAGCGCGGCCCCCAGCCGGCGGCGGCCGGTGGTCCGCGCATCAAGGTGAATTTCGAGGGCACGCCGGACGAAATTCGCGCTCACGTCGAGCGCGCTCTCGCGGAGGTCGGCGGCGTGCCGGCCGGGGGTCTGGGTGTCGGCCCCGATCCAATCGAGCAGAAGCAGCGCGAGGCCGACATCGAAGTCGACGCCGCGGGCAAGAAGAAGCAGCGCGAGGCGCAGGTAACCGGCGGCGCGCAGCGGTACGAGGAAGTCACGAAGGCCTACCAGGGCGCGCAGGACATGAAGCCGATCGTCGCGAAGATGCGCGCGCTCGACTCGTCTGGCGTCATGACCGGCCCTCCGCAAGAGGCGTGGAAGGCGTTCGCAAACTTCGCGAACTCGGCGGTGCCGGGGCTCGCACTCGACTCGAAGCGGCTTGCGAACTCGCAGACCTTCGACAGCGAGATCAGCAAGATGGTGCAGGGGATCGCGAAGAACTTCCCCGGCGCGCAGTCGGATCGCGAGTTGCAGCAGTTGCTGAACAGCCTGCCGAGCCGGATGCAGTCCCCGGCGGCGCGTAAGTCGCTGTACGACGCGCTGGAGTCGCGCATCGCGAAGATCGACGCGAGCTACCGCAGCGCGTCAGACTACTATCGCCAGCGCGGCGACATGATCGGCTGGGAGCCGCCTGCCGAACAGCAGGCGCCCACGGTGCTGCGCTTCGACGCGCAGGGGAATCCGGTGCGATGACGATCCGTGCCGAACTCGCCGATGGCCGTTGGCTGGAGTTCCCCGACGGGACCGATGCGGCCGTCGTGCAGGCGACCGTCAAGCGGGTGGTCGGGGGTGCGCCAGCCGAGCCCGCGCTGGACCCGCTCGCCGGCGTGCCCGGCTGGCAGCGCGCGCTGATGGGCGCCGGGGCCGAGTTCGTGGACGCCGGCCGGGCCGTGCGGCAGGCGGTGACCCGCCCGCTCAACGCGCTCGGGGTCGTGTCCGACGAAACGATGGCCGACTTCGCGCGCGAGGACGCCGACGCGGCCGAGATCAACCGGCGGCTCGACAGCGACACCGGCGGCAAGGTCGGGCGCTTCACGGCGCTCGCCTCGACCGCGATGCTGCCGACGAACACTGTCCGCGGGGCGGCGATGCTCGGCACCGCGCTCGGCGCGCTCACGCCGACGGAGAACGAGTCTCAGCGGCTCATGAACATGCTGACCTCCGGAGCGCTCGGGGCGGCGGGGCAGGCGCTCGGCAACAAGATCGCGGGCTGGCTGCAAGGCGGGAAGAAGGGCGCCCCTGCGCTCTCGCCCGTCGAGCTGTCGCTGATCCGCGAGGCCGAGCGCCGTGGCTACAACCTCACGCCGGCGCAGATTACGAAGTCCAAGAGCGCGCAGGCGCTGGAGACGCAGCTCGCGAGCCTGCCGGGCTCCGCCGGCCCGATGGCCGAGCGGCGCGCAGCGCAGCGCGAAGTGTTCGGTCGCGACCTGTTCGGCACGATGGGCGTGAAGTCGGAACCCACGGTCGCCGCCGGCATGACCGACGACATCGCGCGGCAGATCGGCGATCGCATCGAGAACGCCGCGGCCGGCGTCGCGATCCGCACCGACCAGCATCTCATGGACGATCTCGTCCGCGTGCAGGACGAGCATTTCAAGCTCCTGTCGCCGGACCAGCGGGCGATCGTCAAGCAGTACGTCGACGACATCCCGATGAGCGGGTTCACCGGGCAGGAGTATCAGCGGTGGCGTTCGAGGATCGGCCAACGCGCGCAGGGGACGACCGACTCCGAGTTGAAGGGCGCGCTCAAGGGCATCCAGCGCGCGCTCGATTCCGCCTTCGACCGCAGCGCGCCGCCGGGCGCCCGTGACGCGATGGGAGAGGCGCGGGGCCAGTACCGCAACTTCAAGACGCTCCAGCCGTTGCTTCGCGGCGCGGAGGCGCGCGGCGAAGCGGTGTCGCCACTGTCGGTGGCGCAGCGCGTGGCGTCGCAGGACAACCTCGGCGGTGAGCTCGCCGAAGTCGCGCGGATGGGGCGGTTGATCGGCCGCGAGGGTCCGAACTCGGGGACCGCGCAAAACCAGATGTGGCAGCGCGTGCTGACGGGCTCGACGCCGCTCGCGGGAGCGGGCGCCGGTTACTTGGCGGGCGGTCCGGAGGGCGCGGCCGTCGGGGGCCCGCTCGCGCTCGCAGCGACGATGCTCGGGCCGCGGGTCGGGTCGAGCGTCTACCTGTCGCGCGCGCTGCGGGACTCGACGCGCAAGGGCGCCGAGAAGGCGACTGCGAAGGCGCTTGCGAGCCCGTCGGCGTTCGCCGCGGCGCTGCGGCGACTCGGACAGGAAGAACAGCCGCTGCTGGAGGCGCTGATGCGCTCCGGCGCGATCGGGCTGCCGGAACTAGCCGGCGGCGAATAGCGCGTAGGACAGGACGATCGCCATCGTGAATGCCCACGTCGTCCAGATCTGCCGCTGCGACATCGGCTGCGCCAGAATCGCGCGCCACGCCGGCGACGCGTATCGCAGGACGAGCACCTTGATCGGGACGATGACGAGCCCGAACACCGCGAGCGCGATGAGGGGCTTGAAGAACATGACAAGGCCGGTCACGAGGGAAGGATAGCACCGATGGACGTGAAGCAAATGCTGGCCGCCGCGCTGCGGAACTTCGCCCCGCAGCCCGACCCGGTCGTCGGGAAGGGGGCGCTCGGGCAGTCCGGGGTGGCTCAGCGGGTGAACGCGAACACGCGGGCGGACTACGTGCAGTACGCCGAGGCCGAGATGGCGCAGGGGCGGCAACCCATGCGGTATGACGAGTGGGTCAAGCTCGACCCGATGACCTCGCAGGTGGGAGGCTGACATGGCGGGTTGGAACGGCACGGGTACGTTCGTCCGCGCGTACAACTGGGTCACGGACAAGCTCGCATCGATCAAGATCATCGCGAGCCGGATGGACGGCGAGTTCGACAACTACAAGGCGGGGCTGGAGAACTGCCTGACGCGCGACGGACAGACGCCGCCTACCGCCGGCATCGACTGGAATAGCCAGAAGATCACGTCGCTCGCCGCCGGGACCGCCGCGACCGACGCCGCGAATCTCGGGCAGGTGACGGGCGTCACGACCGGCAATGCCTTCCGCCGGAACCTGCTGATCAACGGCGCCTTCGACGTGTGGCAGGCGGGGGCGGGTGGGTCCGCGTCCATCGCTGGCGGCGCCACGCGCACGCGCACCGCCGATTGCTGGTGGGCCGTTCGTGCATCGAGCGCGACCGGCTACACGGTGTCGCAGCAGGCCGGAGCCTTCGGGCGCTACGCGCTCAAGTGGCAGCGCGACAGCGGGAACAGCAGCACCGCGAACATGCTGCTCGCGCAGTCGTTGGAGACGGCGAACTGCGTTCGGCTGAAGCGTGGAACGGGGACGGCGATGTACTTGTCGTTCTACGCGAAGAAGGGCGCGAACTACTCCGGCGGGAACTTGACGGCCGATGTTGTTCTCGGAACTGGGACTGACGAGAACGTGCTCGACGGCTACACCGGGGCCTCAACGCTGGCGACAGTCGCCGTCAGCACGCTTTCAACCTCGCTACAGCGGTTCACTCTCGCGGTCCCGGCCAGCACGAGCATCAACGAACTCGGGGTCCGCTTCACATGGACGCCAACTGGGACGGCCGGGGCGGACGATTCGATCACGATCGAGGGCGTGCAACTGGAGGCGGCGAGCGCGGCGACGGACTTCGAGTTCCTGCCGTTCGACGAGACGCTGCGTCAGTGCCAGCGCTACTACGAGAAGCCGGGGTTCCTGTACACGACGGCCCCGGCGCAGAACGTGGGGAACGGTGGCATCTTCTTCCCCGCGATCGGATCGGGCGCTGTGGTCTGCGGGCGATTCACGGTGCGGTGCGTCCAGAAGCGCTCTTCTTCCGGCATGGTAATCACGACCTACAACCCGGCGGCAGCGAACGCGGAGGTCTACAACGACACCGACGGCGCCAATTGTGTGGGGGTGTCAACCGGGCTCGTTCCGTCCTACGACGGGTTCTACATCTCCTTTACGGGCAACGCGGGCATGACCGCGGGCGACGCGCTGGTCGTCAACGCGACGCTTGCTGATCCGAAGTTCTGACGCTGGAGGAGGGCAGAGAGTGGGATCGATCTCGGACGCCGAATTGCTGCGCTGGATCATCAACGCAGTCCTTGCGATCCTCGGCGGCTGCGGCGTCGTCGCGTGGTGGGGCGTGCGCGTCATCGTGAATAACATCGCAGGGCTGCGCTCGTCGTTCGCGAGCGAAATCCGCCATCAGGACGTGAGGTTGACGCGCGTCGAGACGCATCTCGACCTCCCTCCGCTGCCGCGCCACGACCGCGTCGCATGATCAACGACCGCCTGCTCGCTCTCACGGGCGCACCAGACACTTGGCGCGAGCCGCTGTCGGACGCATGCGACGCCTACGGCATCGACTCGCCGCGGCGGCAGGCGCATTTCGTTGCCCAGTGCGCGCACGAGTCCGCGGGCTTCCGCCTGTTGGTTGAGAACCTGCGCTATTCGGCGTCCGCGCTGCTCGCGACGTGGCCGCACCGCTTCACGCCGACGGAGGCCGTCGTCTTCGCGTTCGACGAAGTCCGCATCGCGGAGCGCGCCTACGGAGGGCGCAACGGTAACGGCCCCGAGGGGAGCGGCGACGGATACCGCTTTCGCGGGCGCGGGCTGATCCAGATCACCGGCCGCGCGAATTACATGGCGTGCGGCCGCGCGCTGACGCTCGACCTCGAATCGGCGCCCGAGCTGCTGGAAACGCCGCAGTACGCCGCAGCGTCGGCCGGGTGGTTCTGGCAGACGCACGGCTGCAACCGGCTGGCTGACGACGACGATTTCGAGGGGATCACTCGCAGCATCAACGGCGGCACGCACGGGATCGCCGAACGCGCGAACTGGCTCGCCCGCGCGGAAGGAGCGCTCGCATGAGCATCGGCGAATCCGTCCGCCTCGCCTACAAGCCGCTCAGGTCGGGGTCTAACGCGACCGTCGGCTTCCTGACGAACAGCGCGGCGACGTACTACACCGCCCCGGCCTCCCCGGACAACGCAATCACGCACGTCTTCAACATCGTGCTGTGCAACACCGACAGCGCGGAGCGCTCGGTGCGGGTTCATATCGTGGACAACGGCGCGAGTGCGGCGCAGAGCAACGCGATCGCCTACAACCTCGTGTTGCCCGCAAACTCGATCACGAAGCTCTGCTTCGGAGAGGGCGAACTGCTGCTGACGAAGAACATGACGATCCAGGCGCTGGCGAGCGCGAACAGTGTCGTCACGATGGGGCTGTTCGGCGCGGAGCAAGCGTCGTGAGCGGCTGCGACTTCCAGTATCCGGCTGCGCCCGGCTATGCGCCGACCCCGCCGCAGGAATTCACGTCCTCCGGGTCTTACACGAACAACACCAGCGCGGCGCTGCTCATCTGGATCACCGCGATTGCTGGCGGAGGCGGAAGCGGGGGGTGTGCGAATGTCTCCGGCGCTTCGGCGGGCGGCGGAGGTTCTGGCGAGAACTGCTGGCGGATGCCGTGGGTGCTTGCGGTTGCGGCAACCCTGACCATTACCATCGGCGCCGCAGGAACCGCGGGAGCTTCCGGGGACAACGACGGCGGCACTGGCGGCGACACGATCATTACTGACGGCTCACGCACCGTCACGCTCAAAGGCGGCTTGTTCGGCGCGCGTGGATCCATCAAGACCGGCGGGAATGGCGGCGGATGGGCGGCTCCTGCGCCGGGATCGGATTCGGTGGCGGAAGGCTACTGGACGCGCAGCGGCGCGCCTGGTGGCACGGCAGGCGGCGGGGCCCAGGCTGGAGGCTTTGAGTCCTACCGCGTGGGGAACTCCACTGGGTCTGGCAACGGCGGGTCGTCACCATTCGGACTCGGCGGCGCGGGCTCGGCGTCGACCCAGGCCGGAGTATCGCCGGCAGCTACCGCATACGGAGCAGGCGCGTCAGGAGCACACCGCTTGGTGGTAAACCCAAGTGCGAACCCCGGCGCGGCCGGCGCCCCGGGATTCGTCCGCTTGGAGTTTTCATGAACGGCCCGACGATCGTCATCATCGTCGGCTGCGTCGCCACGCTGGCGGGATTGCTGTTCCTGTTCAACGCGCACCGCACGCGCAAGCTCGACCTGACGGACGTTGTGATGGAGCCGGACAAGGACGGCGTCCGCAAGGCGAGCCTTCGCAAGATCGGCGAGGCGGTCGCGCTCGGCGCGTCCACGTTCGTCGTCGTCTACGACGCGCTGGACGGCTCGAACGAATGGATCATGTTCGCGTACCTCGGGGCGTGGGTATCGCGGACGCTGTTCGGGATGATCGCGCAGGCGAAGGCGGGAGCCATCAACGCGGCATCGCAGCCGCCGGGGAGATGAGGTGTACGGGCTCATCGCCTACGCACTCGCCGCCGCCGTGGCGCTCGGCACGACGTTTGCGGCCGGCTGGCACTACGGCGCGAAGGGGCCGCGTGCCGATCTGGCGCGCCTCGAAGCGAAGGCCGCGCGGGAGGATGCCGCGCGGGTGTTGGAGTTGGCGCAGCGGAGGGCAGACGATGAACGCGCAATCGCAAGGCTACGGGAGGATGCGGCCCAATCCGCGGCGGCGATTCGAGACGCTTCCGCTCGTGCCGGCGCGGCCGAAGCGCAGGCGCGCGCGCTCGCGACGGAGCTACGCGCAACTCCTGCCGGCGGTTGTCTGCTGCCTCCTGATGCTCGCCGCGTGTTCGACGTCGCCGCCGGCTCCGGCGGTAGCGCCACGGATCGACCTGCCGCCTCCGACGATCATCCGGCCGCAACGCCCGGAACCGCTGCCGGCGCCACTGACGCGAGCAATCTGGCGCCACGGCCAGCCGATGCCGCGCCAGTCGATTGCGTAACGACGTGGGAGGTTGGCGTCCGCAACACAGCGCGGGCAACGTTCAACGCTGACGCGCTCGACGCCTGCAATGTGCAATTGATCGGCTACTGGCAGGCGTGTACCGGAAAGACGTTCAATCCGTAGGAGGTATCGGATGAAGGTAGACCTGCCCGAAGAAGTCGAGAAGCACAAGCTCACCGCATGGATTCGCGCGCACCGCAGCGCGTCGCGCATCATCGCCGCAATCGTCCTGACGCTCATCGTGGTAGGCGCCTGCGCGATCGCGCGGGCTGCGCCGCTGCTGATCGAGTGCGCGGGCGCGTGGTCCATGTCGGGATCGACTGCGACATGCGCTGCGACCGGCCAGCCGCCGACACCGCAACCGCCCAACCCGCAGCCTCCGACGCCGCCGACGCCGCCGACGCCGCCGGGATGCACAGTCATGGATGCGAAGAAAACGCAGACCGTCGAGTTCCCCGGCTCGGTCGCGCTCAAGTTCGTAGTGCCTGCCGCCGATGCCGGGATAAAGAGGATCGACACGGGACCGCATGGCGGCGGTGGCACGTTCGACGTGTCGATATCGGCCACGCCATGCGACTACGCGACGGCAGTGCGGTCCCTCGGATACAACGGCGTCCTTGGCCAAGGGCCCGCCGTCTCGCTCGGCACCAATGGCTTCGCGGTCCTGTACTACAAGGCTGGCGTCAACGTGGATGCCGGCGGGACGTACTACCTCAACTCGCGCGCATCCTCCGGCGGGCTCGTCATCAGGATGCAGTAATGGCGTCGCGTCCGCTCTGGTCGTCCGCGCTCGCCGCGAAGGCTGCGGGCGTTGTCGCGTCGTGGTTCAAAACTGCGCCGGTCCCCGGCCCGCTCGCAGTAAGCGCGAATATCTACGCCTATACGTATGCCCCGCCGGGGTCGATCACCTACGAATGGAACATCATTGGAGAGCTCGACAACGACTCCGACGAGGGCGACAAATGCGCGGCATACTTCAAGGCGCGCAAGTGGGGCCGCGGCGCAACCTGGCCGGCGGTGTTCGAGGCGCAGGACATGTATGAGGGCGCGGACGGCGGCCCGCTGCACGTTGCCGAGCTGGACTACATGGGCGCGCGCGGGCGCAAGACAACCGGCGCTGGCGTGCTATGCGTGTTCGGCAGGTCGGCGCTCGGGCCACTGCGCGATCCTGACGACAACGGGGTGTCGCACCTCGACGCATACTTTCGGCTGGTCCCGTACTACTGGGATTTCGGCAAGACCAAGATCGACTACTTCCTGCGCGCGGAGGTGAAGTGCGAGAAGGCGATCGTCTCCATGCAGGGCGGCGACTGCATCCAGTTTTCCGACGACCCGGCCGTCCCGGTGCATCGCTTCGACGTGCAGACCGGCTACGTCGGCTACTGGAAGGGCCGGCTATGCGTGTGGGGCGTCCACGCGGTCAATGGCAACGTCGTGCAGATGCGAACGTTTGCATGAGGCGCCGGGCCAATCCCGTTCCGTCCGTCGCCTGAACCTGTGCCCAGTCCTGTGCCCTGACATGGCCGGATGTGCCCTGCTGTGCCCGGAAATGGCGCCGACAGGTTAGCGGGCACTCTCGCGGGAAGCCGCATTCGGTGGCGCCCCGAACACGAATCGAACGTGCGACCTGCCCCTTAGGAGGGGGCGGGTCATAAGAGGGAGAAATCGGTCAACTGTGCCCAACTTTTCGCCTCTTTCGGGCACAGTTCATGCCGCCCGCTGCGATCTCCCCCCGCCCCGCTCGGCGTTCCCGGCGTAGCTCGCGGCCGCCCCGCGAGCGAGGTGCGCGTACACCTGCACCTGGTCGATCGACGCCCAGCCGCCCAGTTCCTTGAGCACCGCGAGCGGCGTGCCGGCCTGAACGTGCCAGGACGCCCAGGTGTGCCGCAGGTCGTGCCAGCGGACTGGCGCGATGCCGGCGCGCCGCACTGCGCTGCCCCAGGCTGTTTTCGGGCTTCCCGGCGCGTTTCGGCCGGCGGTGAACACAAACCCCATCCGCCGCCGCCGAGCGCCTCCTGGGCCGTTCTGGCGAGCCGCCGCTGCCCGCAATGCGTCCAGTGCGGCCGGGGACAGCGGGATCGAGAGCGATCGCCGGCCCTTGGCGCGCTGTGCGGCGATCGTGACGAGCCGCCGGCGCAGATCCACGCGCTCCCATGTCAGCCCGGCGACATTGCCCCAGCGCAGGCCGGTCGCGATCGCGAAGTCGGCCATCGTGGCCAGGTGGGGCGGGAGCTCTGCCCGCAACCGGGACCACTCGTCGCGGGTGAGCCATCGCGGTTCCCGGCGCTCGGCCTTGCGCCGGCTGATTCGCGGGGCGCGCTCGACCCAGCCGCGCAGCTCGGCCAGGTTCATCGCGGCCCGCACGACGCTCGCCAGCCGGTTGTAGGTCGCGGCGCTGCGGCCGAGCCGATCGCGCAGGAGCGCGTCGGTTACGTCGATCAGGGATTGGTCGCCGAGCTCCCGGCGGATGATGCGAAGGTGGCGCAGGTCGGAGGCGCCGCGGGGGCGCTCCTTCGCCCACGCGAGCAGGGCGTCGTCTAGGCGGTGCCCCGACGAGCGCGCTTGCCAGAGACGAGCTGCAAGCTCGTCGTGCTGGCGCTTCGCCTTCCTCTTGTCGGTCGTGCCAGGAGAGCGTCGAGTT